CCGTTAGTTGTCTGACGGATAACTGCTGTCAAAACATTGACTGTATCTGTTGGCAGGGATATCTCAGCGTCGCCTTGGACCAAAGCATAAGTAGCTTGCTCTATGGTCCACAGGTTTAAGCCTCGATTTGCCCAATCCAAAAACAACAGATTTAACGAACGACGAGCCGAGTTAAGCTGATAGCCTGCAGTCATCTGCATGCCACAACGCTCGAACGCCTCTTCTACGAGGTCGTCAATCGATAAATTAAAGTCTGTTGTTCCTGAAGTAGCCATTACTTATACATCATCCCGCCGCCCATTTTCTTTTTGACACCACGGCCCATAAGAACGTCAGCTTGAGTCACTTTGCCGTCTTTGTTCATGTCAGGGAAGCTTTTCTTACTGTTTGCCATGCCTCCTTTGTTCATCATGACGGGGTCACCCACCTTACGGCTAGGCTTAGATTCAACTTTATTTCTAGGACCTGTTCCTACGCATCCTCCGCCTCTGGTAGCGGCACCCATTCCACGTCCGGCCATGTTACTTACCTCGTCTGGTTGTATTACGGCCCTTATGAGCCGAATTCTTCATAATCGTGCCATCAGGCATGCGGTGTGAGCCCTTCTTGACTATTCCCCCATCCTTCTTGGCTACGGGCTTGGCAGTTTTAGCAGCCTGTTTAAATGCGCCTGCGGTAGGGGCACCTTTGGTGCCTACTTTACGCATTTTTTCGCCAGAACCTGCGGCTATGCGCGCCTTTTTGGCCGCGATATTCGCATATAAACCTTTTTTAGCTACCATTTTTTACAGCTCCAGTATCGTGCGCTGAACTTGTCTTTTGCAGTGTCACAATTGTGACGGGCCCTAAAGTTAGCTCGGCGCTCAGGTATAGCTTTTTTGATAGTCATGTTCGGATCACCAAAGCGCACTAGCTTTACGTCGTCACCCTTCTTGGCTAAAACAGCAAACTTCTTGCTGCCTCCTGAGGTTCTTTTAGGCTTGTTGTAGCCTGAAAAAGTCTCGCCTCGATAAGCTACACGCCCAGAAGGCGTGCGTTTAACCGCCTTCGTGGAAGCCATTAGGCCGCCGCTCCGCCTGCATATATCAAGGTCACACTGGTTATCTCAGTGTCGGCTGCGTCAATAAATGCACCTGCATTAAACAAAGCTCCGCCGTCTGGGATATCTATCTCATACTGTCCGGCTGCTGCAGGGGTATGAATAGTAATCAAAGAGGTGGCCGTGTCCGCAGCACCGTTTCTAATTTCAAAAGAAGAAGCAGTGGCTGTACAAGTGTAATAGATGCCATACAGGCGTGTTCGGCCCGATATTGCCGCTGTGCTGATAGCTGCTGCACCCACAGGTACTTTGGTTACTAGCTCAATGTTACTTGCGCTCATAAGTTACTCCTATTAAGTGAGAAACCTACGCTGAGACAGCCAGAGTTCCACCGTTATTCCAGATAGCGCCAGTAACACCGGGGTCACTAGTAGGGATAATGATGACGTTAGCAGTGCCGGATAGGGTAGCGTTGCTAGAAGCGGTGATAGTGGTCGCAACGACTGCGCCGGTTACATCGCCAGTTACATCGCCAGTTACATCGCCGACAAAACCATTGGTCGAGGTGACCGGGCCTGAAAAAGTTGTTGAACTCATTGGGAAATCCTCACATGCGAGTTATGGGGCTTATCTGTCTGCATGTCGTCAGTCCGGAAACTGTCAGATAGGCCGGTTTGGTTCCGGATTTATAACAGTATATACCAGTTGTTTCCTTGTTGCACAAATAAAAAAGGCCCATCTGTAAGGATGGGCCAAGTCTCTTCAAGGGAGATAAACACACTAAAAAAACAAAAATCAAAGCATTAATTTGATTACTGCGAAATTGCAGCACCCCCAACATATCACTTAATGCGGGCCTCGTAAATGTTCTTTACCCCGATATGTACATATTTCAAGAAAATCTTAACCTATTAAATTGTCATGTACGTTTTTTACCCACTACATGAACATGTCTTGGCCGAGGGTGTGCTTCATGGTATTTACCCTAGCAGCAACTAGCTGTACGTTTTCCCGTACGTAAGGACCTTGGGGATTTATCCGGTCTATCGATGCGTTAAGTTCTTTTGGCTTTTTATCACCGTAGGTGCCATCTCTTTGATGGGTCATGAGGACGCCAGAAAGAGCGCACTTACCCTCCTGCACCTCCCAAATCTCGATAACTTCCTCTGTGGTTAGATCGTATTGGATGCCTTGTTTGAGACGCTGAGATTTTAACTGCGTGTTTAAGACCCGGATGTAGGCTTCAGGAGTAGCCGAGGTTTTTTTCGATCTTTGGAGGGTCACACAATGCCGACAGACGCCCCGTATCTGCCCTTCTTTAAAGGTCTCAAATTGGGACAGCGGCTTTACTTTGTTGCACGAAGTGCATAATCGGGAACCTTGTGAAACAGGCTTTACTTTAGTTTGTCTAGGCATAACTGTTACTTCTCAAACGAAAAAAGGCCCCGAAGGGCCTTTCCTGACTTTCGTCTTCTGGCTTACGGAGTACCCGGTGAGCCAAAGATACCACGTGGATCGCTGAAGCCAAAGCTGTAGCGCTCACGTGCCTTGTAGCGAACATTGCCGGTGTCGAAGTCGCCTTCAAAGCCGGTCTTGATCCCTACACGGTTAAACATCTTCATGCCGTTAGGCGCGTCAGTCATGATAAAGAACGCATCAGGGTCTGTGAGGTAATGGTTTACCTTGTAGCCCTGTGGAACCATACCCATGTTACGCACGGCGTTGATGTCGTTATCAGCAGTGCCAACACGAAGAGTAGACTTCATGATGCGGTCTGCCGTGAACTGAAGCTCCTTAGGGATGATCAGCTTAGTACCTTGAACAGCAATCTTCAGGCCGCGCTCGTCAGTGAACGCTGCGATGTCGATAAGAGCTTGCTCAAGAGAAGCCTCACTAAGGTCTGCCGCAACAGCCAGCTCGTTTGCCAGATTAGGCCCACCTAGTGTGGGGTGATCTGTCGCACAGAGAGGCTTGCCGTCACCGCCAATAGAGGTAGTGAAAGCGTTGTTGAGGATAGAAGCAGCTTTAATCTGCTTCGTTGTCGCCATTGAACGAGCGAGCGCCTTTGTGTAACGAGCCGATAGTCGGTCGTACAGGTTGTCTTCCACTGCCTCTTCAGTCAGTGAGAAGGCCAAAGCCACTGTTTCGTGAGTGTAGCGAGCAGTGTAAACCTCTTGGGCTTGATCGAATGCAACACCCGAACCCTCTGATTTAACTGGCGCTTCGCCAAACCCGGATAGCATCACCTCCTCTTCAAAGGCTCGGTCCGAAGACTCTGTCTCGTAGATTTCAGTATGCTCGGTATCGTAATTGTTGTATTCCAGACCAAACAAAGCGTTTAGACCTGGCTCCAACTCTTTTACTAGTTGTGAACGTGATATAGCCATGACCTAAGTCTCCTATTGACCTGCAACACCGGCAGAACCGTAAAGGTGCTCGTTAATTTTAACTACAACCACCGCGTTGGCACCGACTGCGTTGTTAGGCACGTCCCAAAGACCAATGATCTTAAGGTTTAGTGCTGCAGTAGTGGCAATACCTGATGTATCCAACTCGTTCGCTGAAACACCTGTTGTAGTGCTGCCCGTTCCAACAACGATATCAGCGTTCTTGCCGTAGTTTGCGGCGGCTGAAGTACCATCGTTTTGGATAAGGAACAACTGGCTAGGATCATCGAGTACGTCTGCGGTGATCTTACCCTGAGTGATGTTCACTGAACCGGGATAATAGTTTGAGAAAGTGGGCTTGCCAGTGGTTGGGTCTGTATAGAAACAACCATTAAACACGCCGACCGCTGCACTGTGGCTTGAAGGGTCAAACTGCAATATGTAGCCGTCTTTCAGAGTGACTAGGTCACCTTGGAAGATAGCTCCCGCTTGGTTGTCCGCAATTTCGTAACCGTACTGCTTCTGGCTACCAGTGCCAGAAAGGTTACCAAGCGGACGTAAGCCAAAGGCTTTGTCTGCATTTGCCATGATAAATGTCCTTTAAATTAAGATTACTCGGAACCCGATCTTGGGCCACCGAGGCTTACTTTAGACTGTCTTTCCGGCGAGTTGATCTTCATTGACGAGTGTGCATTCGTCTTCAACATGTCGTTATCGACTGCCCTTATCTGATCATGGGTCCGCGAAGAATAAAACTGTCGACGCTCTTCTGCTGTTTCATCGGGTATTCTAGCTAACAACAATCCGCCTACAGAGATTACCCCTGCATGCTTGCCGTCATCCTGAACACCTGAGTCAAAGTCAGGGTGCTCGTCCGCTCTAACCAGTTCATACCCCTCTCGGAGTTTCCCTGCGATGTTAGTACGGTCATCTACCCCGCCTGATTCAGCCCTGATCCAACGGTGCTTGTAGCCCGCAGGCGCAGGAGGCGCGTCTAATCGTGAAGGAGGTGCCCAAGGCTTGCGGCGCGTAGTGGTCTCACGGGTATCCGAATCACGAACACTACGATTAAGTTTTGGCACGCTATTCTCAGTCATTTCAATTACTCCTTAACGTATTTGGCATATTCTTCAAGTGGAACCCCAAGTTTTTTTGCTATCGCAACCTGACTCGGACTCAACCTTACAGAGCGGCGTGCTGAGTTATTTACTCCCGAAGATCGGGTTGCAGGAGCTACCGTTTGCACGGGTCGGTTAGTCCTGTTGTTTTGTTGCGTAGGCTCAATGCCATATTCACTAGGAAATATTTGGCTCATCCTACGGTCGATCTCACTATAGTACTCGTCGGTGCTTGGGTCAAACCCTTCTTTTTGGATTAAATCCATGTGAATTCCCCTAACTGTGTGGGTCATCACCGTATTTTCACCAAACCAAGCGTTCTTTTCTGCCCAATCCTCGGCCTTCATGTCTGGCTCAGGCATTCTTGGGCGTAGTATTTCAGGCTGTTCTCGGGGAGGCTTAGGCCTTTGCGCTTCCTGACGACGTTGGTTTGTCGTCTCGTTAAGGCGGTTTTGCTCCCAAACCATAGAGGTAAGACGCTGTTGAGCTTCCGTCTCGGTATCTATGTCACCCTCTTCACGGGCCTTTCTAATAACTTGCTTTAGAGCTATTAGGTGACTGTCAACACGGCCTTGGGCTTCTTGCAGCCTTTCCGTGTCAGTCTTCTGGTATCGTTGCTCAAGCTGTTCGTTTTGATCCCTTACGTTACGGGCATAATCAAGAGCGGCCTCTTCACGACGCTGAGTCTCTCTTAACCGAGCAGTAAGCTTGTCTATTCGTTTTTTAACTTTGCCCGAATAGTCATCTAAATCTTCTTCCGCAGGACCTGCTTTTTTAGCGCCCTCCTGTACTACTTCCGCCTCTTCTTCCACCGCTAATTTAGCGTCAGAGCCGTCCTCGTTCATCTCAATGGTGGCTTCCTGCTCATCTTCGCCAACATTAAAGTCTAACTCTTCTGTCATTGATTCACTCATAAAAAGCCTCCTTACATATGTAGAATGTCTTCAGGGTCATTTACTATCCCTAAGATTTCATCGTCGTTTAACAGACGAATCTCGCCGCCATCTATCTGAATCCGAGACCCCGCGTATCGACCAAATATCACCCAATCGCCCGGCTTGCACCACGGACCGTGGGGAAACTTAGACTCGTCAGCATAAGATAGGCCACCTACCTTCAACACGTAGCCGACATTAGTTGCCAGTTGTGTTCGTTGACGGGTCTCATCCGCAAGCACAATTCCGCCTTTAGTGGTTTTAGCGCCACGATAAGGCAGGATAGCTAGTCGCCATCCAGTGGGTTGCGGAATAAGGTCTAAAACAGAGTCGGAAAGGCCGTGTTCAGCGACTTTTCCTTCTTCGGTGTACGCATCGTCAAGGGTTAGCTTAGTGCTTTCGGCTACTTCATCTTTAGCCTCTGCCTTCCACTTTTCCTCTAAGTGCGTAAGTTTCTTTTCAGGTTCCATATAGGTCTCTCTGGTGGGTTAAAATTCTTCTGAATGTTTATCCAATTTGTCTCGGATAATCTGATCCACAAGCTTTATGCCTTCCAGACGGCCCATAAGGAAACGGTAGCGTTCCATGTCGGAAATAGCGCCATTGAGCACTAGTCCCTCGGAGTCTTCCTGTAACTTCCTAACTTCTTTCAATACGCTTTCAGCGAATTCAAGCATGGTCGTTTTTCCATGAGAGCAGACAGTTTAAAGCCACCGTCTGGGGGCATTCTTAGTAAATCTTTACTGGTCGGTTACCGTCACGTTTTTTAACGGTTCTTACTGCACCGCCGGATTTCATCTTGTTAGATTTACCGGCTGTATTCATCGCAATTGCCACAGCTTGTTTTTGGGCTGCAGATTTGCTCTTAGGTTTACTGGCGCCTATTTTACCCTTTTTTTTGTAAGTTCCAACTAATTCACTGATATTTTTACCAATTGTTTTACTACTAGAACCTTTTTTAAGTGGCATTACCTGCCTCCTTGCTTAGGGGCATTGATTCTTTCCCTAGCAACATTTGCCCTTTCTTGGGCTATTTTCTGTTGGGAGTCTATTCGGGCTTGGTTGGCTTCAGCATTTTGAACAATTCTAGCCTCATCAAGTTTAACTCCCTCTTGTTTAATGGCTATGTCCGCTTGGTCCTTAGCAGCACGCTGCTCTAACTCCTTGGCCTTCAGCGCTACCACTGGGTCTTCGCCTGTTCCCTCGCCAGAAAGTTGGCCCTGAACGCTCTTCATTTCCATCATGCCCTCGGCAACCTTGATCGAGACCATTGCCTCACGTTGAAGGTCAGAAACCATACCGTCAGGGTCCGCACCGTACTCTGCAAAGAGCTCTGCCTCCGTACCCTCTTCCGCTTTTAAGCGTATGTGGTCCAGAATATGCTTCTGAAGTTCTGCCGAGCCTAAAGGGTTCGCTTGCATGAGAGGCGACATGCCCATCATCAGGTGGGCCGCAATATGCGCGTCGTGTTGTTGACCGGCAAAGGCTTTCAACGACTTGTTGTCCGCCACGTCAGCGTTCTCGCTTGCAGGGTCCTTAGGTAACTGGTTAGTTTCCATCTTCAGAATGCCGTCAATGTCTCGGACATTCATGGCCTGATAGACGCGGTGGTAAGCCTCGTACATATTGTGCATTTGAGGCGCACTTTGAGCTAACTGCAGTTGAGCCTGTGCAAGAGTGATCCTTTGGGCCGCAGAGAATACATTTGGGTCCGCTATGGGCAATATAGCGACCATATGGGTAAAATCATCTCTTTTTACACATCTAGACGCTCCGGGAACGTCATATGGGTATTCATCGGGCAGAAATTGCCCGAATCCTGCCGCTAACATCTCGAATTCTTGCGTCTGAGCGTAGTAAAGGCGCTTGTGTATGGCAGAGGTGACGATAGAGCCGCGCTCCAACAGCGCAAGCGTAGTGCCTACAGCGGCCTGTTGGTTAGAATCGCCAACTTGCATGTCTGCAGTGCTCGCAAGGCGCTTTCCGGCGTCTACGGTGAAACCTAGAAGCGTAAATAGCGTCTGAGAAGGTTCTTTATACGGTAAAGGCAACAAAGAAGACGACAATTCGGCGCCACCGGCGTCAATATCCCGCCATTCGCCCGGCTGAATGGGGTTATCGTCGTCAGCAATCCGTGCACCCTTCGCTTTGAAGCCCGCAGGAAGATTAGATAGCGTGCCTGCGTCAAGAAGTTGACGCAAAGCGGCCGTTGCAGTCTTACTTAGGCCACCAATCAGGTGAACAAAGCCCAAACCGTAAGCGCCGGGGCCTTCAATCAGCACATAATGCACAAAATACTCACGACGACGCTTTAATTCGTCATCTTCTAACCAATTTCTGCGTATTCCGACCACCTGACCGTTGTTTTCGTCAATCGTAACGACGTAAGGCAGCTTGATTCCTGTCTCTTTGTTCTTGTCGTCAAGGTCTTCAAAGCCCATAAGGTCTAAATCGACTTGGAACTCGAGCAAAAAGACTTCTTCAGGCTCGCCGCTTGAAGTTAGACCCGTAACTCGGTCTATTGCGTACCTAATCTGGTCCCCGCCGACAGGGTTGTTCTCTGGGTCGACGACTACGTCGAGGTATTCACCCGCAACAACGCGCTTTCTGAACTCATTTGAGTCCATCGATATGCGGTGGGTAATTCTTGGGCACTGAGAAACGACACTCGACCCGTTGTAAGGAATATAGAGGTCGTCAGGAAGAACCAGACGACTAACCATACGGCCCAATTGTTCATCATAATAAACCTTCTTGAATGCGGAACCGCCGTATCCAACGTAAAACAGTAATTGATCGAACTCCGGCGTGTATTCTTTCATCACCGACGTAATTTGGTAGTTCATAAAGTCCTGCACGCGCGAAGCCTGTTGGACCTTGTCGATAGTTTCTTTGCCTAACGTCTCAGTACGGACAGGGCCGCCTGCGGGCATAAGCTCTTTAAACGCTTGCGCTTGAAAC